GTACCTGAAGTGCCCTGAGTGCGGCGCAAATCAGCGCAGCGTAATCCCGGCTGACAACATTCGCCGGCGTGGCATCGTTTCCTAGTTAGGAAACAACTTGAGCCCTGCGTTCTGCAAGGGCTGGCACCTGTGGCCGTAGTGTGCGGAAAGGTCACCACCTACCGCACACACAGGAGCGCCACACTATGGCCGCGTCGAAGGTCAAGGAACTGCTGGACGAACTCGCTTCCACGCTGGCTGAGCTGGGAATGCTCGACGAGCAGGGCGCCGCCGAAGAGGCTGGCGAGAACACGGATGGCACGCCGGCTGATCGGTCTGCCGTTGAGGCCGTTGAGGCCCGGCAGGCCCGCTACGACGAACTGCTTGCCAAAGCCGACCGGATCAAGGCCGCCATCGACAAGGCCGAGAAGGCCGAGGCCCGCAAGGCCGAGCTGCTCAAGGCGCTGAACCGGGCCGCCCCGGCGGTCGAAACCGTCGAGGCCAAGCCCCGCATTCAGCCGCTGAACTTCCGTGGCCAGTTGCGTGCGTTTGAGTCGCTCGAGGTGGCCCACCGCTGCGGCATGTGGCTCAAGGCCCATTTCGGCAATGCCGAAGCCCGTCAGTGGTGCCGCGACAACCTTGGCACGGAATACCGCGACCTGGGTGGCCAGGTGAACAGCCTTGGTGGCGTGCTGGTGTTTGAGGATTTCAGCAACACCATCATCCGCCTTGTCGAAAAGTTTGGCGTGGCGATGAACCTTGCCCAGCGCGTGCAGATGTCGTCTGACACGCTGCTGGTGCCGCGGCGTCTTACGGGCGTCACGGGCTACTGGATTGGCGAGAACACGACCATCACGACCAGCGACCCGACCGCCACGATGGTGCAGCTGGTTGCCAAGAAGCTGGCGATGGCCACGAAGGTCAGCAACGAACTGCTGGCCGACAACGCCATTTCCGTTGCGGATTGGCTGGCGCAGGAGTACGCCACGACCATGGCGTCTTCCATCGATGATGCGTTCTTCAACGGTGACGGCACCAGCACCTACGGCGGAATCCGTGGGCTGTCGCAGATCACCGATGGCACGCACACGGCGTCCATCGCCACGGCTGCCAGCGGCAACACGTCGATTGCGGCCCTTGACATCGATGATTACCTGCAGGCTCTTGGCAAGCTTCCCCGCTACGCCATCGGCACTTCGGCCTGGTACATGCACCCGCAGGTGTATCACCAGTCCGTGCAGCGGATGATGCTGTCCAGCGGCACGCAGGGCAGCGGCACGATTGGTGCCCTTGCTGGCGGCAACACGGCGGCGAATCTGGCTCAGGGCACGCCTAACACGTTCCTTGGCCTGCCGGTCGTGTGGGTGCTGAAGATGACCGCAGCGCCCACCACGGGCACCGTGGCGGCCTACGTTGGCGATCTGTCGCTGTCGTCGATCATGGCGACCAAGAGCGACATGCAGGTCGCCAGCAGCACTGATCGTTATTTCGAGGCCGACCAGACCGCATTCCGTGCGGTTCAGCGTCTCGACATTGTCCATCACTCGCTGGGCGACACTTCCAACGCCGGCCCGGTGATCGCGCTCAAGTTGGCCTGACCACTCACCCCATAGGAATTAAAGCATGAACCATCACGGTCTTGCCAAGTCTTCCACAAAGAGCACCGCCAGCGTGGCGGCGTCTGCGACGTTCACGCACGAAATCGACACCAGCGGTTTCAAGTATCTGGCCATCGACGTGGTGTATTCGCCGTTCACGGCGACCACTGCGGCCTACGCCAGCGTGTTGAAGCTGCAGGAGTCGGATTCGTCTGGCTCCGGCCAGGCCGACATCAGCGGCATGAGCGTCACGGCGGGTGCCGGATCGACCACCGGTGCCAGCTACGGTGCGATTGCCCGGTTTAATGTCGATCTGCGTGGCCGCAAGCGCTACATCAGCGTGGTCACCAGCCCCGGCAACACCGTGGCGATTACGTCCGATGCCCGCCTCGCCAAGGGCGAAAGCGGCGCGGTGGACGCGACCACGGCCGGCGTCAACGACTACAAGACCCTCTGATCGCTTGACACTCCAGCGATAACGCCCAGAAGCGGGCGGCGGGCGTCTGCTCGCCGCCCGTTTTCATTGGAGCTATTACGTGAAAGTTCGCGTCGGCCAGGTGGAGCACGACCTGCGGGTGGAGGCGGCGTTTAGCCTGCCACGCCTGACGTTCAGCGATAATTTCTTCTGTGTCATGCAGGCCCTGCTGCCATTCGGCATCCGGCCCACAAAATTTACCGGTGCGTTTTGGGAGCAGTGTCTGGACCGCGTTCTGCTTGACATGATCGACCGCACTGACTGGATTCTGTGCTGCGATTTCGACACCGTCTTTGAGGCCGACACCCTGCAGCGGCTGATGGTGGCGGCGATGGTCAGCGGCTACGACGCCGTGGCGCCAATGCAGACCAAGCGCGACGAGGGCGTGCCGATGTTCACGCCCGAGGGCCACGGCCACAAGATCGGCATGGTGCAGCTGCCGAACACGTGGTTTGAGGCCACGATTCAGCCGGTGGATACCGCTCATTTCGGTTGCACGCTGCTGCGTTCCTCAGCGCTCAAGCGGACGCAGACGCCTTGGTTTCTGGGGACGCCTGCCGCCAATGGCCATTGGGGCGACGTGGCCGAGGGCGAAGCCGCCCGGGTGGACCCGGATATTCATTTCTGGCGGCAGTGGAAGGCCAGCGGCAACACGCTGGGCATTGCCCCGCAGATCGCTGTCGGTCATTGCGAACTCAAAATTACGTGGCCCGGCCGGGATTTGAAGCCGGTGTTTCAGACGCCGACCGAGTATTGGCGCTTGGGAGGTCGGCGACCGGCTGAGGCGTGGGGCAGCGTGGAACACGGGGAGGCATCTGCGGCATGAGCGACCGAATCAAAATCAGGTTTCTGCGTCCGTATTCCGTTTACCGGCGTGGCAACGTCATTGAGATGGACCGCGGCCCTGCCAAGTCGCTTTTGATTGCAGGCATCGCCACGCTCGAGCAGCAGCCGCAGCTGCTGGAGACGACCATGGCCGAGCCGGCCGAGATCCGCACCGCTGACGTACCGCGGAGGCGCCGGAAATGAGATACCGCAGCCTGGTGCGGGCGACCGAGCCTGTGAATGAGCCGGTGACGCTGGCCGAGGCCAAGGCCCACCTGCGTATCGACAGCACGTCGGAAGACACGCTGATTACCGCCCTGATTAAAACGGCCCGGGTGTGGGCCGAGGAATACCTTGACCGCACCCTGTGCTTCACGCAGTGGACGCTCCGTACCGATTCGTTCTACGGCCCAGTGGGCAGCCCGGCCCAGTTCGGCCTGCGTGCCGATGGCAACAACATTGAGGGCCGGCAGGGCACTGTGCCCAATCTGGACGTGGAGTTGCCTCGGCCGCCGATGGTGCAGTCGGGCACCGCCACCGCCGTCACGATCGCCTACACGCCATCGGTCAGCGGCACTACCGCCACGCTGGATTCCACGCAGTACCGGGTGGATCGCACGCAGACCCCCGGGGCGGTGCGGCCCCTGTACGGTGGCACGTGGCCGGGGCACCTGGTCGACCAGAACAGCGTCGCCATTACGTGGTGGGCCGGATATTCCAGCGACGGCACCAGCGTGCCGGCCACGATCAAGGCCGCCCTGCTGATGCTGATTGCCCACCTGTGGCGAAACCGCGAAGCGTCGGCTGAAGCGGCGCTGACGGAGGTGCCATTCGGCGTGCGGTCGCTGCTCGACACCATGCGGTGGGGGAGCTACCGCTGATGCCGCTTGACGCCGGCGACCTGTGGGCCCGAATCACGATTGAGCAGCCATCGTCTGCCCAGAACGAGGTCGGCGAATCCACGCTCACGTGGACGACCTACGCCACCGTGTGGGCGGACGTGCAACCTCTCGGAGGCCGAGAAGCGCAGCGATACGCCGAAACTGTCGGCCTGAGCACGCACAGGGTGACGCTGCGGTACCTGTCCGGGCTGACCTCGAGCATGCGGGTGAGCTACGACGGGAGAACGCTGGAAATAGGGCAGATAAACGAGCGTGAACGCAAGTGGATACACGAACTCATCTGCACTGAGAAGGTGGCCACATGAGCGTGGTTGAGGCCCCGGAAGCATTTCTGTATCAACGGCTGACCAGCCAGACGGCTGTTTCGTCGCTCATTGGAAACAAGGTGTTTCCCATGATTGCCCCCACCGGCACGGCTTTGCCGCTTGTTGTGTATCAGCGTGTGTCCGTTCAGCGTGAACAGTCCCTAATGGGGCCGATCGGCGTGCCCGTCATCACGATTCAGTTGACGAGCTACGACACGTCGTACACGTCGGTCAAGAGCATTGCCCGGGCCGTACGCTTGGCGGTGGACGGCTGGACGGGAACCACGGCCGGCGTGACGATCCAGCGGACGGCATTGCAAAGCGAATCGGACAACGTCGAGATGCCTGCCGATGACCAGATGCTGCCGTATTACTCAGTGCAGCAGACGTTTGATTTTCGGATCACGGAGGCGACATCGTGATCGACGTGGCCCTGGGCGTCGACGGCCACGCCACCAAGCGTGGGTC